TTGTTTACGCAAGACTGTCCCGATTACCTCGTAGCCCCTGTACTGGAGAAACAAAGTGTCCAAGTTCCATCCCAATCGGCTTCTGACGCAAGAGGAAATTGAGGTCAGGGTCTGGGCTTCTGTAGTCCTGATCGTTACCATTATTCTTGCAGGCATCGTCATCTTCATGCTCTATAGCTTGGCATTTGTTGTCCAACCTATCAAGAGCATGGCTCCAATAGATCAATCGTTCTCCAAGATGCTCAACGATATCGTCCTATTGATTGTGGGCGGTATTGGTGGAGTCATGTCTCGCAAAGGCGTACAAGCCGTAGCAGATAAGGTAAGTCCTCCGCCCACTGTAAACTTAAATCAGCCCACTACAACTTTAAATCCGCCAACTGTAAACTTAAACGGTTTGCCTACATGGGTAAATCCACCATTGGACGAAGATTGGCGTGCACCGCCACCACCCACTACGCCACCTGATTTCTTGCATCCTGAGCGTGAAGAAATAGCCCAAGAACGTGCCATGAAGGATGCATCATGATCAATCCATGGGTGATTCTTGCTGTATTGCTAGCGCTAGGTGGCTTTTATGGTTATGGTCATCATAAAGGTTGGACAGAGCGTGACCAAGAGATGCAATCAGAGATTGCTATCAAGAACGAAGAAGCTCGTGCTAAAGAGCAAGAACTGACCAAACAACTTAACGAAAACTCAACTAAATTGATGGAGGCCAACAATGCCATTACTGAAAAACAGTCTAGTCTTGATCGTGCTATCCGTTCTGGCAAGTTGCGCCTCTCGACCCCAAGTTGTGTACAAACCAGTTCAAGTGCCCCCACTTCCAACGGAGATAGGAACGAAACGGGAAGCGAATCTGACAGAGAGACTCTCCTCGCTATTGCTCAAATCGTCGCCCAAGGAGACAGGAACACAGAGCAACTCAACGCCTGCATCACAGCCTACGAAGCCGTAAGGAACCAAGTCAATGTACGCTGACCAGTTAACCAAGTTACACATTGACCAAAATCTGGCATCAGTCTTTAATGAGACTTTCCAGAAATGGGGAATAGATACGCCAATACGTCAGGCGGCGTTTATTGGTCAGTGCGGACATGAGTGCGGTAACTTCAAGATTCTTGAAGAGAACCTGAACTATTCTGCTGATCGTCTGATGAAGATATGGCCAAAGCGGTTCCCAACCATGGAGTCAGCACAGCCATATCACCGTAACCCACGCGCTATAGCCAACAAAGTCTATGGTGGACGCATGGGAAACAGAGATGAAGCGTCTGGGGATGGGTACCGTTTCCGTGGCTCAGGCTGGTTACAGTTGACAGGCCATGATAATTTCTTCCATGCAGGCAAGGCTTGTGGGGTAGACTTTGTGATGAATCCTGACCTAGTCAGAACGCCTCAATATGCGGCCATGACTGCGGGTTGGTTTTGGGCTACGCACAACTGCAATGCCAAAGCTGACGTCCAAGATTGGACTGGGCTCACAAAGATTATTAATGGTGGTAACTTGGGGTTAGCAGATCGTATCGCTCACACCAATCAAGCCCTTGCCGTTATCAGTGGGTAATGGGACAATAGGGCAACTATAGAGGGCAAGCATGGCGACAATTACACCAGTCACAATTACACCGTCATGGGTAATGACGTATGACAGCTTGACATCGACTGTGCTTCAGTATTTGGAGCGTAGTGATCCTGCGGTCGTTGCCGCTATACCTACCTTTATTACTTTGTGCGAATTTGAAATTGCCCAAGAGATCAAGACTTTGGGACAACTCCAAGTGGCTACGGCTAACATGAGTCCAAACAACCCTGTACTTGCCAAGCCTGCGCGTTGGAGAAAAACTGTATCTATGACGGTAAATACTGGGACAAAAACCCAACCCGTTTTTTTACGTAAGTTCGAGTATCTTATGAATTACTGGCCAAACTCGTCATTGACTGGTACTCCTTTGTATTACGCGGATACTGATTACCAACATTGGTATTTGGCTCCAACACCTGATCAGGCTTATAGCTTTGAAATTCTGTACTACGAGCGAATAGCACCTCTTAGTTCAACTAATCAAACAAACTACTTAACACAGTACGCACCCAATGCGATGCTGTACGGAACCCTATTGCAAGCGATGCCATTTTTAAAGAATGATGCGCGTGCAATTTTTCAGCAAAAATATACTGAAGCCATTACTGCACTGAAGACAGAAGATGTCGCCCGTGTTGGTGATCGTCAAGCCATAGCCGTGGATTCTTAACATGACAACATATATTGATCCCTACACAGGCGTAACCATAAACCCATCTCAGGTAGGTTATGAGTCGTTAACTATTAGCGTTGATACCGTACTTCAATGGCCAATCAATGGTAACAATGCAAACGTTGTTGCTAATCAAATTGACGTATTAGCTACGGTAGGCAGTCTAAACTTATTTTTTCCGCCTGCCACTCAAGTTTCAACTGGTGCTAGCGTCATTATTCGTAACACTGGATCTAACACTTTTACAGTAGTAGATACAAGTGGAAACACAATTGTCTCAATTGCTTCTGGTGTTGTTCAATACATCTATCTGACAAACAATAGTACCCAAAACGGTACTTGGTCAACTTTGACGTTTGGTGCAGGTACATCGTCTGCTAATGCATCTGCCTTAGCTGGTTACGGTTTAACTGCTATCAACACCACGTTAAATCAATCTTATAACTTAACAAATATTTACTCTAACTACACTTTAACTAATGTTGATAGAGCACAGTTTTTAGTATGGCAGAGTGGCGCTGGCAATATGACATTGCCATCTGCCTCAAGTGTTGGAAATAACTGGTTTACCATTATTCGTAACAACGGAACAGGCATTTTGACTGTTTATCCAGTTGGTAGCGACACTATTGATAATAATGCTCAAGCACAACTTCAGTTATCAGAGTCGTTTGTAATTGTTTCAAATGGTTCTAGTGGATACAACACATATGGTTACGGACAGTCTGCCACTTTTGTATTTACACAGTTAAACAAAGTAGTAACTGGTGGCACGGTTACTTTAAGCGTGGTTGAAGCTTCTAGTTTGATTCAAGAGTACTCAGGTACATTGACATCAAACTGTACTGTGATTCTTCCCCCTACGGTTCAACTGTACTCTTTGCAAAACAAGACAACAGGCTCGTTTACGTTGACGTTTAAAACAACTTCAATAGGAGCTACAACGGTTGTCTTGCCTCAAGGTCAAACGGTTATTGCTATTTGTGATGGAACAAACGTATATAACGCACAGACAGCAACATCAAACGTAATCTCCGCATTAACCATTGGTAATGGATCTGCCGCCGCTCCATCTTTATCATTTAGTGGTGATGCAACTACAGGCTTGTACTTAGCGGCTTCTGGACAACTTGGTTTTTCAACATCAGGTTCAAACAGAATGACATTGTCGTCAACTGGATTAGCAGTACCTAATGGTATTTCTGGGGGATCTTTCCCGTGACCGCTAAAGTTGTTGCCTTACAGATCAAGCCTGGCATCCAACGGGATGGCACACTATTTAACGCTCCTACTTATGTAGACGGACAGTGGTGTCGTTTCCAAAATGGTTTACCTCGCAAGATGGGTGGTTACCGTGGCATCTTTTTAAATGCTTCTGGAATCTCTCGTGGCATGACTATGAGTTCAAACAATGGATTGAACTATGTTGTCTCAGGAACTAATAACAAACTCCAACAATGGTTGACTGACAACGATGACGGTATTGGATCTGGTCCAACTGACTATACGTTGACTGGGTTTACAGCAAACAACAACAACTTATGGCAATTTGATATTGGATACGACTCAACTGGTGGCGGTATCAGTAACTTGGTGGCACACCCTGGCCAAAACCTAAGCGCTATTGATAGCACAGTAAACACTAGACCTTTGTATGGTGCGTTTACAGGTACATCACTAAGCCCAGTTGGTGTATTCACAAATTCTGTAATAACAACAAATGGTCTGACAGCACTTACGTTATCCACAACTTCTGGACGCATTGGGGCTGGTCAAACGGTTACAGGAACTGGAATCCCATCTAACACAACGGTTGTATCTAGTGCTAGTGACTTTCCAAACTTAGCTTCTGTTGCAGTGACTGGAACCGCAGGTCAATGTTCTTGCACCATTACATCTGGTTTGTTTGTTGGACAAACGGTAACTGTTGGTGGCACGTTGACTGGTTCTGCTACGGGTATCGTCTCTGGCATTACTTACTACATCATTGCTACCAACAACGCCACAACGTTCACTTTGTCATTGACATCTGGTGGTAGTGCAATTGCCACGACTGCGGGCACAACCACTGGTCTGGTGTTTACTTTGGGTACGTATCAAAAGGTAACGCTTTCGAATGCGGCAACCGCAACATCATCGGCAGTCACTTTAACGTTTGACAATAACATTGCAGTCTCTGGTGGCGTAGTGATGCTTCACCCATACCTATTTGTGTACGGTAATGATGGGTTGATACAGAACAGTTCTGCGGGTGACTTTAGCAATTGGGTTGCCGCGGATGCAAACGCCAACAACGTCTCTACGGGTAAGGTAGTCAAAGGTCTACCCTTGCGTGGCGGTACGACGTCGCCTGCTGGCTTGTTCTGGACATTAGATTCTGTAGTACGGGTCACTTATGCACCATCAACGGTGGGTGGCATTAATTACTATTGGAAATATGACTTGATCACTAGTCAGAGTTCTATCATGTCATCACAGTGCGTGATTGAATATGACGGTATCTTTTACTGGGCTGGCGTAGACAGATTCTTGATGTACAACGGTGTTGTGCAAGAAGTACCCAATACACAGAACATGAATTGGTTCTTTGATAACTTGAACTATGTTCAACGTCAAAAGGTGTGGGTTACTAAGATTCCTCGTTGGGGTGAGATTTGGTTCTTCTACCCACGCGGAGATTCATTAGAGTGCAATGATGCTGTTGTGTACAACGTGCGTGAAAAGACTTGGTATGACGCAGGTCAATCGCCTGGTGCGTATCGCTCTGCGGGCACCTTCTCTGAGGTGTTCCGTCAACCAATTTGGGCTGGCAACGAAGTAAACAACGTTGGTACTTATACCTTGTGGCAACACGAGACAGGCACTAACCAAATCTATTTAAACTTTGTAGACGCTATAGATTCTTACTTTGAGACGCCTGCTCTCGGAGCCTATACGGGTCTAGTGGGAGCAAGCCAACAACCTGGCGACAACCTATGGACTCGATGCGAAAGAGTTGAACCTGACTTTGTACAGTCTGAGCAAATGTATATGGTTGTGACAGGTAAAGGCTATGCAGACGATGTAGATAGACCTTCAGACCCATATTATTTTGATCCCGATACCTTGAAGGTAGATATGCGTGAGCAAAGGCGTGAGATGCGTATACGCTTTGGATCAAACACATTCAATGGCAATTACTTTATGGGTAAAGTACTTCTAAGTCTTGATACAGGCGACGTTCGCGGAACGGGCAATCCATAATGGTTACTTATGATTCTCGCGGAATGACATGGGATCAGTGGAATAAGCTGACTGAAGAATTGTTCGCCCAACAACAACTTGGCAATGTTCCAGAAGAGCGTTGGAGAGATTGGGTGGATGGCTTGATTGGTGTTGGGTATTTCCAAAATTCAGGAGTTGCTGATCATCGTGGCTTTAATACTTGGCAAGAGTGGGCAGACCACTTTTTAGGCACAATGTCAATTAATTATTTGGTGTAAATATGGCAGATCCTACAGTAGATCAAAACGTACAAAATTGGTTTAATGCCAATCCAAATGCAACTTTGCAAGATGCTATTAACGCGGGCTCTGTAGCAAATCTAAATGCGGATCAGGCTACTAGTTATTACAACCAGTACGGTACTCAAACTACGGTTCCAACGGGGTTTAGTAGCAATGCTTATCTTGCGGCCAACCCAGATGTTTATCAAGCATACCAAACAGCCTCCGATGGGTTAGACGCAGACACTTTTGCCAAGCAACATTACATCAAATATGGGGCTGATGAACAACGTCTGGCTGATCCAAATGCCATCTACGACAAGATAGTACAAGATGCGTATAAAGTTACTCAAGGACGTTCTGGGATTGGCACTGAAGTTGGCAATATTGACCAAGCTGGTTTAGATTACTGGAAAGGTGAACTAGCTTCAGGAAGAATTTCTCCACAAGACTTTAATAGTGTTTTTGGTAATGCTGTTACTCAGTATGCAAAACAAAATCCAGACGATAAATACACACAGTTTTATAGAAATTACCAATTAGGTCAGCAAAAAGACGCAATAAATTCAACCCTTTCAGATATCTTAAAAGATAAAAGCGTTTCGTTAGATGAAGCAAACAACATACAAACTTATGAAGATAAGTACAACTTTACTCCAGAACAAATTGCATCGGTTACAGGATACAGTGTTGATGCAATAAAAGAAATATTAGATTCTAAAAAATCAATCATTCAAAACGTTGTTAAGTCAAACATAAGTAACCCATTGGGTTTATCTGACTTTGCTACACAAAATGGTCTTACTGCCAAGCAAATGGCAGATGCTTCTAATGGTGCTTTTACTGAAGCACAAGCTCAAGATTACATCAATAAATCGCAATCTTTTCAAGGTCGCCTTGAAATGGTTAGTCCTGATGCGTATAACCAGATTAAAGGTCTTACGCAATATACAGCCAATGAAAACTTTGGCGGAAAAACTCAAGACTATCAAGTTCAACTGTTTACGCCTTTGGATATAACAAAGACTGGTATACCAACACAGTTGGAATTTACGCCATCTGCGCCAATCACGTCATACGATGAAAATGGAAATCCATATACATATACACCACGACCCCAAATAAAAAATGCTAATGTCACACAAGATGAAGACGGAAACTTTGTTTCAACCACACCTACATATGTCAATGGCGTTCCTGTAACTGCTTCATATGATGCAAACGGAAAA